AGATAAAATTGAAGATGCTGACGAACAGTTGGCAGTTCTCAGCACATTAGTTAGACTAGGTATTCTTGTTTGGTCTGGTGGAATTCTCACTCTTAACTATGTTACTATTCCTGGATTACCACAGCAGAAAATTGATCCAACTTTCATCGCCAGTGTCTTTACCGGTGTTTTAGCCACATTTGGGGTTCAAACAGCAAAAAAATCAGGTGATGGCACTATGAAGATGAATGGTTCTAATGGTGCTGTTGCTACTGGTGCTGGTGGAATCACCAAAGCAGACCTTGAGAGATTAATTGCTGCTGCTAAGGAAACCGCACCTGCTCAGACTATTAGAGTTGAGACAGCACCAATCAAAGTTGTAACAGATTCAGACCAACCACCTTACAAAATGTGATTTAAGAAAATGATTGAAGGATTTGGCGTAATGTCAGCAATTGGTTTGCTGACAACAATAGGTACAGGATGGGTGACACCTAACAATATTGAGACATATGTTAGTATCCATGGGTCACCCTTTGAACAAGATTTCATTGCATTCAAAGAACCCATTGGTTCTTATGGAATACAAACTGACATTCATGAGAATGTTAGATTGTTTTTTGAGCATCAATCATCACCTAGAATGAGTGGTGACAACCCTGGATTGAATCATGCTGGGGTTAAATTCTTAGCACCTCTTTCACCATCTCTTCTTGCCTATGGTGGACTATCAGCAAATGCAGATTGGGACCATAAGAAGGTAAAGAAGGGCACTCTTTTGTCTCTTGGAGTTGAGTCAGGGGGTACTGACATTAAACTTTTCACTGAGTATATCGCACCTACATATGACTTAGATGGTGGTAGAATAGCAGCAGGTGTTAAAGTACTTTTCCGATAATGTCTCATAGATTTGAAGAGATTAAACCAGCACATCATCCAACTAAGGAAGAGGTGCAGGAGATGATTGATGCTGCCATAAAGCATCACAATCATACTGCTTCAATTATTAGTGCAATCTTGGGTACTATAGTTCTTGCTCTATTCCTTGATGGTCTATTAAGACTTCTTGGTATTGTCCCACCATTCATGGGCATTGACATAAACATTATTAAGGATTTACTTAAATGATGAGCGGATTGTTTGTATTTGCTTTTATAGTGTTGCTAGTTTCTGTAATGGAACTAACATGGTCAGGTAGATACAGAGGTTAATTTAAGAGGTAAGGATGAAGGTTGGAATCATTGGACTTGGTAGAATGGGTCTAGGCATGTCTCGTCGTATGATGAGGGATGGTATTGAGGTCTGGGGTTATAGAAGGAATTATGAGAAAGCCCAAGAGGCATATGAAAATGGTTATGTAGATGGTGTTACCACAGATATCCAGACTCTTGTACAAACAGTCAGAAGTAATGGCCCAGGTATCTTCATGATGGTTGTGCCAGCAGAAACAGTGGAGGATACTCTTAATGAACTTTTACTTCATTGTGGTGAGGGTGATATTATTATTGATCATGGCAATAGCAACTTTAAGGATTCTCGTAGGAGAGCAGAGAGGTTGGTTAAGTTGGGCATCCAATATATTGACTGTGGTACTAGTGGTGGTGTTTATGGTCTTGAGCGTGGATATTGTCTTATGGTTGGGGGTTCAAATACTGCAGTATCCATTGCAAGTCCAATCTTTAGGGCACTCGCACCAGGTATTGCCTCTGCACCCCGCACAGACCCCCACACTAGAGCCACTAGTGCTGAGTATGGGTGGTTACATTGTGGACCTCCTGGGGCAGGGCATTTTGTAAAGATGGTTCATAATGGTGTTGAGTATGGAATCATGCAAGCATACGCAGAAGGATTTAATATCCTGCATGAAGCTGATGCTGGGTCAGCTTACACTAAAGAGGGCGATGCTGAGGTTGCTCCTATGGAGAATCCAGAAGACTATCAATATGATATTAATGTTGCTGAGGTGGCTGAGTTATGGCGTCGTGGTTCTGTTGTTGGTAGTTGGTTACTTGACCTTACCGCTGATGTACTACGCAGTGATAGTGAACTTAGCAGATTTGATGGGGGAGTATCAGACTCTGGTGAAGGGCGTTGGACTGTTCACGCTGCTGTGGATCTTGGTGTGCCCGCACCTGTTATATCTACTGCCCTCTTTGAAAGATTTGGATCAAGAAGACTTGGAGCATATGCAAACAAAATCTTGAATGGTATGAGAGCAATGTTTGGAGGACATGATGTTAGGTGAAGCACTTAAATGGATCGCAATACCCTTTGTATTATCCACAATATATTTCGGGATTCGAAAAGGTGAGAATAACTATTACGAAACAGACAAATACAATGGAAATGGAACAGCCCACTAAGACCCTAGTTATCTTTGGGGCAACTGGTGACCTGTGTAGAAGGAAACTTATTCCTGCCCTAAACAATCTCTTTAAAAAGAATCTGCTGCCTCAAAATTACAAGATTATTGGTGCAGCACGCAGAGAACACACAAGACAATCATGGTTAGAAAGTCTTGATGCTTACTATGAAGCAGGTCTATCACTTAAGATGGACTATCATCAATGTGATCTAGCAGATGTTGATTCTCTTTCCTCAATACCTGTGACAGATGATATGACATTCTTTCTGTCTGTTCCTCCAGACAGATATGTGGATGCCATTGTAAACCTTAAAGCAGCAGGACTCTTAAATGATCCAGAAAGGACTAGGGTGGTTATTGAAAAACCTTTTGGGACAGATATTCAATCTGCTAATCATTTACAGTCAGTGGTTGCTGGATGTTTACGCGAGAAACAAGTATATCGCATTGATCATTATCTTGGTAAAGATAGTGTTAATAATATCCTTGCTACTAGGTTTAGTAACACTCTTCTGGAACCCCTTTGGAATAGGAATTTTATAGAAGAAGTTCAGATCTTTGCAACTGAAACCATTGGTTGTGAGGGAAGATCTCAATACTATGACACTGCTGGTGCTGTAAGAGATATGTTACAGAATCATATGCTTCAAATTCTGTCACTGATTGCCATGGAAGCGCCCTGCAGAAATGATGCTACAGAGATAAGAAGAGAAAAGGTTAAAGTTCTTGCTGCCACTTCACTAGGGGAGGATCTCATCTGTGGACAATATGAAAGTTATCGTACTGAAGAGGGTGTTGATCCTCTCAGTAGTACTCCTACCTATGTCGCTGGTTCTTTTCATGTCAATAACTGGCGTTGGAAGGGAGTTCCTTTTTACTTTATGACAGGTAAGAAGATGCCTTATGCTTGCACTGAGGTAGTCATTAAACTGAAGGAACCACCATTGAATCTATTCACTGGTCATGAATTTAATGACAGAATTGTGATTAGACTTCAACCAAATCCACACCTTGATATTAGAATTGATATGAAGGCACCAGGACTTAATGATGCTGTGGAAACAGCAACCCTTACACATCCATATCCACCTGGTGCTGTAGATGGTTATGAAAAACTTTTCTATGATGCCATGAATGGTGATCAATCACACTTCGTTCATGCTGAAGAAGTGTTAGAATCTTGGAGAATTGTTGATAATTTGTTATGTGTTGGTGATCATTGCCCCATTCGCACAACACCTTATGTCTACAAACCCAAGTCATGGGGTCCAGCTCACAAAGTAGATAACATTACTAAATGGGACTACCCTGCATGAATCCAAATGAAAAGAGAGAATTTCACAAATCTCTCAGAGAAAGAATCAAACAACTTAGGATGGCACATTTGTTTGAGGAACCTTGTCCTCTTTATGAACCTGAATGGGAAGAAGATTACTTTTGGGATTGCAGACTAACCTACGACCATGAGGAAGAAGATGCATAAAGTATCGCACTTTGCAGCATATGTTCTCAACAATCCAGTCTCACTTAGTTTCCTATGTCTTGCATTGGTATTTGTACCTGTCCTCGGTATGTGGGCAGTCCATAAATATGGTTGGGAGCATTGGGAACCATTTGCTAAGAAACACAAATGAAACCTATCATCTTAATAGCATGTTTTCTCCCAATTGGAATTATTTGGATTGTGATGAAATTAAGTCTTTGGATTTCAGCAGTCAATGATGAACAAAGATATGTCAGAGCAGAATCCAGAAAACCCCATGGACCCTACTTGGCAGATGCATATGCAGACGTTGATGAGGAGGAAGAAGAGTATGGAGATCGCACAGACTATAGATGATGCTCTCTATCAATACTACACAGTGGAAAGAGGAGAAGATGTGCCCAACTGGAGGTACATCAAGGATGCTGAGTGGTGGATTGAATATCTTAAATCTCTAGGGATAGATCCTAGAAACCCATGAACCTTGAATTATTTGGCACACTACTACTGTTTATTTTTGGTGTGACTATGATTTATCAAGGTCATTTAATTTTTCATGGCAAGAAGGGATATAGGCATACAGAAAGAGAGAAGAAGAAGTCAGAAGACACTAGAAGAATAATAGAAAACATATTAAAAGATAAATGAATTTATTTTTAAGACCTCTGGAAGATGTAAATGATGTGACATGGAGTATTGTCTGGTGTTTAATAATACTTCTTGCAGGTGTAAGTTACTACATTGTCTATATAATGCGTATGGCTTTCGATGAAATGAAAGATGAGTGACCTTACCAACAAAGATGCAGAACAGGATACAAAGATTGCTGTTATAGACAGCACTCTAGAGAATTCTATTCGTCGTATTGAAATGGTCCATCAACGTATTGATGGAACAAATGAAGAATTAGAAAAACTACGTGATCGTATAAGAGTTTTGGAACGTTGGGTTGCTGGTGCTGGTGCAGTAATTGCAGCAGCAACATTCATCATAGGCATAGCAGTATCAGCAGATTCAAAGGAGATCGATCATGGGAGCAATGGTTCCACCCAGCAGGAAGAGTTGTTACAATTTCAGAGTTATTAAAATCAACAGAGTAGTTGATGGAGATACAATTGATGTAACAATTGATTTGGGTTTTGATTTATTCAAAAAAGAAAGAGTCAGAGTTGCTGGTATTGATACACCAGAAAAACGTACAAGAGATCTTGAGGAAAAGGAGTTAGGAATTGACGCTACAAATTGGCTTAAAAAACATCTTGAGGAAGCGATTAGTGGAGAAGAAGATCTTGTTATCAGAACTGAGCTTGTTGGTGGGATGGGCAAATATGGTAGACTCCTTGGGTGGTTATACATCGCAGATTCCGAGTTATCGCTCAATGAAATGATGATTGAAGAAGGATATGCTTGGGCATATGATGGAGGAACCAAGCAGAAGAACTTTGAAGAACTAAGAGAGATCAGAAGATCAAAAGGAACACTAGTATAGGAGAACTAAATGAAATTTTTATTTGCCTTTCTTGCCACACTTTTTCTTGCAGCACCTGCATGGGCAGTAGATGTTCAGATGGGATCAGGTGGAAACTTGATTTTTGAACCATCAGACGTTACAATTGAGGCTGGTGATTCAATTCACTTTGTAAACAACATGCTCCCTCCACACAATGTTGTGGTGGAAGATCACCCTGAACTCTCTCATGAGGCACTTGCAATGATGCCTGGTGAGGAGTTTGATGTTACTTTCCCTGATTCTGGGGATTATACATACTGGTGTGGTCCTCACAAGGGGGCTGGTATGATAGGATCTGTACACGTAAACTAATGTCAAGTTATTCAATTACACTTAAAACACCTGATGGTGAAAAGACCATTGATTGTCCTGATGATTCATATATCTTAGATGCTGCTGAAGAGGCAGGTATTGATATGAATTATTCTTGTCGTGCAGGTGCTTGTTCTTCCTGTGCTGGCAAGATTGTATCTGGTACTGTAGACCAGTCTGATCAATCTTTCTTGGATGACGATCAAATGGAAGCAGGATTTGTTCTTACCTGTGTTGCTTACCCAACATCTGATTGTGTAATTGAGACAGAAAAGGAAGAGGAACTTTACTGATGCCTAACCCCAATGCTCTTTTTGAAGACATGGAGAAACTCAATGCTCTTTATGAAGAGCTTTGTTGGGATGTAGATGATGAACTTGTCTTCACTCATGATGGGACAGAAGTAATTATCTACAATAAAACAAAGGAAAAACGAAAGAAAAAATAAACCCTGCTATATACATTGAAAGTAGCAGCGAAACCATGCAGAAAATTGTAAATGTAATTTCAATCTTTTCTGGTCTTGTATCACTCACAGTTGTGGGTGTGACAGGATATGTCTACTTCAATAGGGTTTCTTTGATAGAGAATGCAAAAGCAAATGTTATCAAAGCTGCTACAGCAGCAGTAACAGATGCTCTGCCAGGTATTGTTGATTCAGCAATACCTGAAATTCCTTCGTCTACTGGTGGAGTTAGCGGAGTCACAGGTACAGCAATCCCCTTTGGAAGATGAACAAAGCAGTTAAGTATAGTCTAATAGGTGTACTTGGTATTGTTGGTGTGGCACACATTGGTTTATTGGGATATGTTCTCAGAAAACCTGTAGAGAAAGTAGCACCAGTACCAACAATTAATATTCCAAGAGGTCCATACTCTTCTTACAAAATCAAAGCAGGTAAGGATGGATATGAGATTGAATATCGTTCTGATGACCCTAAAGTTTTGAATTCAAGTAGAAGTCTTGATCTTGATAAAGAGAAGAGAGGACTCTTTGGTGGTAACACAGAGATTCGTTCTGAGCGTAGATTTGATCAATATACAAGAGAAGGCACCAGAAATATTGGAGGTGCAATAGGTGAAGAGGGAAAGCAAAATGCTCTAAGCGCAGAGTGCATCGCTTCGGACGCTGGAGCACGATCACAAGGTGCGATGGCAGGAACTAGTCTTGCTGCTGGTTTAGCAGTTCCTGCAGTTTCTAGCATCCCCTACGTTGGATGGTTAGCAGGTGGTTGGGCATTGCTCTTAGGACAGAACCTTGGAGAGGCAGCAGGGTCCACTGTTAACTCTCTGATTAGTGATTGTTAATGTCAATTCCTGAAATTAGAATAAACAATCTAAGGATTGGTGATGTTAGAATACCTGAAATGCCCAGGTGGTTAACAACAGATCCACCTGTGGCATTGCCAATCTATCCACCAGTCACAACACAACTAGGGACACCCATTGTAAACATCCCTGGTTGTGTCACTGCGCATAAAGATAGTAGAGAGAATACAAATTTAAAAGAAGAAGATGATAAAGGTGTGATGACCTTGTGTGATGCAGGGACACCTAGTTTTAATCCTTTAGATTACGATACTAATAAAATAAAACTAGAGCAAGAACCTCCAGAACCACCTGCATATAAAGCACCACCAAAACCAGAAGCGCCATCTGCACCAGAACCACAAGCAGTTCCTAAGACAGAGGCAGCGTTACCTGAGTGTCCTACAAGGGCACAGCAATTAAAAGACCCTATAGGAAAAATCCTAGAGGGTAATAGAAAGATTGTTGCATATGAAACTGTAGGAAAAGAATGTCTCCCAGTATTTGAGACACTTTCTATTCCCGACCAGATTATTCAGAACATACCATCAGCAGGTATGGTAACTACTACTGCAACTATTGCTGTTGTGGCAACGTCCTCGGCACTGCTTGCAAAACCTCTTGCTGATCTTTTGTTAAAAGTGGTGAAACCTGTGGTAAAGAAGGTGATGAAGAAGGTTGCTGTCTTAAGGGGTAAGAAGATCCCGCCACAGTCCTCTTCTGAGAGGATTGCTGAGCAGCGTCAGAGGAATCACGCTGTGAAGGAACTGCGCTCTGTTCGCCCATTAAAGAAGTAGATGGTATAGAGTGTACATGATTCTGAATCTGAGTCACATTTTGCACTACAACATCAGCACATACTTTTGCATAAGGACTTCTGGGGTGAAAACGAATTCCTTTCTGAATTAATTCTCCACAATTTTTAAGACGCGCCAGTTCAAAATCTAATCTTTTATTGGCAAGCAATTGTCCCTGCAGTGCAATTTGTGTTTCTGCTGCTTGCTTACAACGTGCCTGCAATCCACCATCAAGAGGCA